AGAGCTTCGCAGTCTGCATCCAGCGTTCCCCCATCGGTTCCACCATGTCCCAAGCTAGCCACTGATTAAGAGCCCCGGCAGGTAGACTTTGCATCCAAGCCGCCGGATCCTGTATCCCCCATTTCAGGCAGAGCCTAAACGCTATTTTTAGGCGTCGGCTCTTTCTGATTTTTTTGCAAGGGCCTCGATTTCGCCCTGGTCGTACTTGTTGATTTCTAGGCACTGATCGTAAAGAGGACCAACAACCGACCTGGGAAGGTCTCGCAGTACGTTCGGATCCGTGACAACCCGCTGCCCCGATTCGTCTCGCAGGCAGTAGGCAACCATCACCCGCCGATGCGCCGTCCAGTCGTAGCCCTTTTTGGTCTGCAATTCGACTTCCATGTTAGCCGCATCGGATTCGGATAGCTCATGGATGAAATACTGCTTGCCCTTGACCGTGACGGCCTCGACGGCCAAATCACGCTTTGCCAGTGCAAGGAAATCGTCTTGGTTACTCATCGTCTTCGTCCTCTGCTTGTGCGATTGCCTCTTGAGCCGCCTTGACAAAAGACCGCGAAACCTGCTCAGGCCCACGCACCTTTGCAGGATAGCCTTGGATCGCTTCGAGTTGCATTTCGAGCGATGCGATTTCGTCAGCCGTCAATGCATCATGCGGAAATTCAAATATCGCTAGAATCTGTGGCGATTCACCAAACGGCAAATAGCCGACAAGCTTACCGCCAACGCGGATCTGACATTGATTCAAATCTCGCTCGATTCCAGTAGCCAACGAAATGCCCCGCTGGCGATTCAGTTCAAAAACCATCTTCGATCATTCCTTAGGCTGGGGTAAAAGTAACGTCAGTGGCCCCGTCGAATTGCAGTTTGTAGCTGCCCTTCATTACTTCGCCCTTGGCAAGCTTTGGCGTCTTGACTTCCTTGACGAAAGCCGTTCCTTGGAGGCTTCCTGCCCCTGGAAATGTGACTGTAACCGAAATTCCCGCGTAAGGCTCCGAGGTTGGAATCATCGCGGTAGTGATCGGAATCGCCGCCCCGAGCCAATTGAACACAATATCGACCTCTGGATTCTTCCGAAGGTCCGAAGGCCGAAGGGCCTCGAATCCGGCTGTGTCGAGACTCGTAATGTCGAGTGTATCAACGCTGATCGTCATTTCGCCGATCGAAACAACCTGAGTGGTAACCAATCCGGTCCCCGAAATCGTCGCTCCGAGTCCGGTATCTGCAACTGTCAATGCTGGCATGTTAAGGCTCCTTGTAGTGGACAAGCATATCAAACGAAACTATGTACCTGTGCTCTTGGTTGCCGTCGGTTGGCGGCTCCTGCATGTATTCATCGCCGGAATCGAAGTCGATCCCGCAAAAAGTGTGTGAACTGACAACGCCCCGAAAGGCATCGATTCCAGTGTCCCTAATCGCTCGACTTATCGCGCTTGCTGTCGTTCGCGTCAGTGCGTAGCATTCGATGGTAAATCGTGCGTGCGCTAGCTTACTGAGGCCCTGTAAATGGCTTTCGCGTTCGGTCGAAGTGACGTAGTAAACCACAGCCGGAAGCGTAGCGTTTTGAACCAAGGCGTCGGGATACATACGCTGCCCGATCAACGTAGATACCGCCGAATAGCTCAATAGCTTGGTTCTCAATGCTTCGCCGATCGCCGACATTTACAGTTCCCCGCTGATTACACTGATCGTCCTTGCTGCCGCTTCGCTTGACCCGCTGACAACCTTGAGGAATCGCACCCCGGCCATCACCTCGGTATTAAGCGAAACGTACCTCGACGCCGCAACAGTCACCGCGTATTCGGTCGAGCCGTTGTACAAGGCGAAAAAGTTATCGCCATCGGTCGAGGCCTGGAACTTAAATTCGGTCCCGGTTAGCGTCGCTGGCGTCCTCAGTGCAAGCACCGTCCTGCCGCCCTCGATGGTAATCGCCGTCGATACGGTTCCGCTCGATGCAATCGTTACGGTCCCGGTCAATGAAAGGTTCTTAGCCAATTCGTAGCTCCTTTACTTCCTTTTGAAGTTGATTGACGAAAGCCGCTTCGGCCGCGCCCGAGGTCTGGCGGTAAGCCCGCATTGGTGCGCGTTGTTCTTTGGGGAATGTCGCGACGGTCGCTTTCGATCGGTTAATTCGAGTGTATTGCCGACCGGATCGGCCCGTATAAATTACTGGCGATCCAGGCTTGCCCCAGTGGTTTCGCGTGTAGCTTTCGCCTTTGCGGTATGGCATGACGAATTGCTGTTTGTTGCCCTTGGGGTAGGTCGCTCCAATTACAACGCCGACGCCGCCCTTGAATACCTTGTGGTTAAAATGCTGCCTCGAATCGTTTTGGAACGCCGCGTTATTCTTGAATTTCTTGGACCATTTAAGCCGCGATCCTGTAGCCCTCGATGATTGAGCATGGCCTTGGCAAGCCGCCGCAACGGGCTTTGCAAACGCTCCCAAGCATCGACCGAATGGAGCGTTGCGAAGCATCAACGGGATTTGCCCGATTTGCCTGATAAGATCCTCGTTGATCTCGATTGTGGTACTCATGGCAACACCGCCGAGCAAATAATGTCCATGTAGTTGCGTAGCCCGTCGACCATGTTTACCGCCGTGATTCCGTAGGTTTCGCCCTGGTAAACAATTCGCATTTGAACCGTGTAGCCCGATCGATATCGGACTCGAAAGACTGCCCGCGTCCCGGCTTCAAGTTGTCGGCCCCGCATCGATTCGATTCCAGCCGTTGGCTCAAATTTGCAAGGCTCATCGACCACGTAAGAGGACCACGAAACGACAGGCTGGCCCGCTGCGTCGACCGTTTCTGTCGGTTGCTGAATTGTGCATCGATGCCGTAAGGCCCCGGTACGCTGATTCTTTGGCCTCATGGGTAGCTACTCCGCATAAATCGCCGGACAAGCATCTCGTAAGGTCGCATCGTTTGCATCGCGTCGGCCATCAGCATGTCCCGATTCTCGAAGTAGTGAGCCGCAAGCATCAAGATTGCTGCCCTGGCCGCCTCTGGTACGCTTTGGCCGTCTTGCGAATGCCCCGCCTTGTAAGTGACCGTCCAGGCATCCCAACGCGATACGGTAGCCGGTAGCGTCACTAGGTACGCCAACCGGATTTCGTCAACGTGTAGCTGGTACAAGCTAGCCGAAAGCGTCTGGAGTGCATTGAGCCCATCGTAATACTGAATCGAGGTTATCGAGTGAATCGGGCTTCGCGGTAGCTTCAATCCATCGGTCCAGAAAGGCAATCGGACTCGAAGCGTCTGGAAACATGTTACGCTGTCGGTATCGTGTTCCCATTGCTCCCTAGCCGCCCCGATTAGAGCGGTAAGGTGCGTGTCATGGCTTGTGTCGCTGCTTGCGATTTCGAGTTGTTTCTTGACCTCGCTGAGCGTCACCGGCTCGGCTGTTGGTTTCGTCACTACTTCGATTTTCAATCGCACTTGCAACACCTCGCTGGATCAAAATCAACGCCACGCCATCGGAGAGACTTTCCAGCCTTGAACCAGCCGGAAAGCCTCTCCACATTGTCAATAACTCGACGATCACTAGATCACCAAGCAAACATCGCCATCGGCAACACCCGCCGAAGTCGTTGGTGGCAATTTGCCGTAACCAAGGACAGCGACGCCCGCGATGAAACCGCCGTTAGAGCCATCGCCAAAGGTCGCGACAACCTTCAAGAACGGCTCCCGGCCCCTCATGTCAACCATGAAAGCACAGGTCTGGCCGTCGTCGGTCGCACTTGGCAGTGCAAGCGTAGCCCCGTTGTAGCCCGTTCCAGCCGCAAACGTCGCTCCGGTAATGTCGGCATAAACGCCGCCACTGGTGGAGCTTTGTTGGAGCTTCAACGCTGTCATCGCAATGTCAGTCGCTCCGAGTTGGAGTACGATCAAAGCGAAGTCGAAACCTCGGCAGTCGATAACGTCAGCCGTCACCGTCGCGTTGTCGACGATTGCCGCTGGCTTGATTGCCGGAACACATTTCACGTAATGTAAAGGATTCACAAGTCACCTACTTTCTTTTTGTTGGGTTGAATTAGGAGGCCGAAACCAATTGAAGGATCGGGCCCGGGTTGCTTGCATCGCCGCGCTCGTGGACGTTGTA